GAGTTTCTAATATTTATATGACACAAAAGGAAAAAGAGAGCCCTTTCGGACTCTCTTTCCCAATTTTTACCTGCTACTATTATAGAAGGTTTGTTACTGCGAACAAACGATAGTAGTGGTTACGGTCAGCAGTGAATGTATCTGCATCTGTTGTACCGTCTGATTGTGTTACGAATGGATTTGCAATCATGCCGTAACGTGTCTTGAATCCAATCTTAGGTTGGAATGTTGATGGGTCGATTGCGCGAACCATTTGGAGAGGAACGTATGGGCAGTAGAACAAACCTGCGTCATATGCATTTGAACCCTTGTAACCAACCATCACGAATTGTGATGCTGCGTTTGTGTTAGCTGAGTATGGGTCGATGAACACCTTGTAACGGCCATTCAATGTACCTGCGAATGTGTTGCCTGTGTCATCTGATGAGATGCCATCGTTGCTTGAAAGAGCTGGTGTGTAATCCAACTTGCCAGCCATTGCTAGAGCAGCTGCAACGTCTGATGAACAGACGATGAAGTTACCACGACCACGACGGGTTTCTTGTGCGATTACGTTTGCATCGCGTTCGATTTGGAACATCAAGCCCTTGAAGCGTTCTACTGACCAACGACCGTTTGAGTCAACATCAAGGTCGAATGTACCTGCTGTTGCTGTTGCAGCAGCACCTGGCTTTGCAACCTTGTAGATGGTACGGATAACTTCACGGTTGATTTCAGCAAGAATTTCTTGTGAAAGAATGTTGGCCAATTCAGCTTCTGCATCAAGACCGTGAATTGCCTTCAAGTCTTGTGCCAATTCAACTGTGTATTCTGCCTTCAAAGCACGTGACTTTGCAGTTACAGTGGTCTTTTCAATTGAGAAGGCCATTTGTTGAAGTGTGGTTGAATCACCGAAACCTTCAGCTGTTGATGTTGAAACACCTGTACCAGTGGTGTATCCACCTGATACTGGGTTTGAACCAGCGTGTGTACCAGTGCCTGAGAAGTCTGTGTCAGCTTCGTTGAATAGAGCTTCTGTGCCTGCTTGTGTTGAATAGTGTGACTTCATGGCGAAGATTAAGCCAGTTGGACCAGTCATTGGTTGCACGCCGGCTACGTCATAAGCCATCAAGTTTGGAAGTGAACGACGAACCAATGAGATAAGAATTGGATCGTAGGTGTCAATTGCTGAACCTGTTTGGTTAGCATGTGTTGCTTCGAAAAGAGCTGCCTTTTCTTCACGCAATGCCTTTTCTTGGTTTTCAAGGATAACTGCTGTTACTGCGCGCTTGTAGTTGTCCTTGATTGCTGGGAGGTTGTCGTGGTCCAATACTGGAGCCCACTTCTTTTGTAGATTTTCTGAAAGAAACATTCTTGTTCTCCTGTTACTGTTTGTTTTGTTAAACGTTACTATTATTTATACAAGTGGAAATTTTTAGAACTTGGTCCGAGCGATGCGAGCTGCATATTGTGCTACAGTTCCAGATGTTTCTTCAACAATTGGTTGTTCTTCTGGAAGAGCTGTAGTTTCAACAACATTCTTTGGGAAGTAGTTGTTCTTGATGACAGTTAACTTTTGTTCGAAAAGTTCTGCGTTATCAAATTCTACTTCTTCAACTAAACCATGAAGTTTTTCTGCTTCAGTTTGTGCTAGGTCAGCGGTGACCTTGGCAAACACAGCATCGCGCTTTGATTCAGTTAATGCCTTCTTGAGTTCTAGAGCTTCTGCCATTGAAGCATTGGCCACTGCGGTCAATTCTTCAATTTGATTTTGCATTTCGCCAAGAACATCATATTTTTCTTCTGGTACTTCAATGTAGTTTTCCTTGAACAACACCTTGAGACCAGCAATGAAATCTTCTGTAACTTCTGCACGTAGGCCGCTTTCCACGGCTACAGCATTTTGTTCCAACCATTGTTCAACAACATAGTTGAGGTAGGCATCTACCTTGTTTACCAATTCTTGGTGCATTTCTGCAACAACTTCGGCAGCTTGTTCAGCAAGAACATCTTCCATGATTTCCATTTCATGAGCTACACGAGCTGTTACTACAGCTTCAAACAATGAAGCAGCCTTGGTCTTGAATTCTTCTGAAAGTTCTGATTCAGTTGAAAGAAGTGTTTCTACATCCTTTGATAATTCTTCCTTCATCTTCACCTTTTGAGCTTCTACACGCTTGGTTACATCACCTAGCTTGTATTCGCCCTTGGCGGCACGAGCTGATGCTTGAGCGCCTTCTACTTTCTTCTTGACATCACCTGGTTGATAAGCTTCTTCAACTTCAGCTTCAGCAACTTCTTCAGCTTCAACTTCCATTTCTACCAATTCATAGTTTGCCTTTTCTTCATCTGACAAAGCATTGAATTCTTCTTCTGAAATGAATTCTTCTTCTGCAGCTTCTACTTCAGTTTCTTCCTTCTTTACAGCTGGCATTGGAGGATTGGTCTTGCCATCATTTACCTTAGCTGCTTCAGCTCTCTTTTTCTTGAAAGCATCAATGGCTGATTGTACTGCAGGAGTTGGCTTGATGACTACAGCTTCTTCAACTTCTGCTTCTTCCTTGTAGACGTTGCCAGCGTTTGATGCTTGATTTACAACTGATGATGGATCAGCATGTGTGGTGAAGTTTGGAGCTGCACCGGCACCTTGACCCTTCAATTCAGCTGCCTTCTTCATCTTGGCGGCTTGTGTCTTGCCTTGTGTTTCTTGGTCATCTTCTGATTCAACTGATGCTTGTTCTGATGAACCTTGTGTCATTGGCTTTGATTCCATTGCACCGGCACCAGCAGCAAGATTGTTTACAGGATTGGCTGGCTTAGCAGCACCTGAAACATTCATCATTTGAATTTCTGGTTTTTCTGATGAACCTTGAGCCATTGGAGCTGCTTCTTTATTATTACCCATGCCTGGGAAAGCTTCATCCAATTGGGCCTTTGTATTCATCATTTCACGAATCTTGTTTTCGATTGAGGCCATTTAACTATCTCCTTATTAGTTACAAACGTTACTATTATTTATACAGCTTTTACTTCTTAGAAATACTATTTAAAAAGTTTTCAAAGACCCGTAGTTTCACTTCTTCCAATTGTTTCTTTTTGGTGGCTTCGATTAACTTCTTGGTTTCATCAATGTTTTGGTAAGTCCAGCTACCATTTACAAACATCCATTCTTTGTTTTCCATGATGCCTTGAACGAAAGCATCTGGTGCTGAGGGATCAGCCACAATGTCAGCTGCAGTGGCTAGATAGAAATCTTCTTGTACTTCATTTACACCATCACGTTCTTTCAAAGTACCCATACCACGTGATGATACACCAAGTTGTGCGCCACCTTCAATCAATCCCTTCACAATGTTACCCATGGGAGTATTGAGAATCTTGGCACGACCCACATAGTTGTTTCCATCTTCCTTCAATGAAGTGATGATGTGTGATACACGGTCAAGATTAATGGTGGGACCTTCTGGGTGACCGAGTTCACCAAATGCACGCTTTGATTCCACATATTCCTTCATGTAACGTGCCACTTCTTTTTCCATCACGGACTTAGGATAGATACGATTGTTTCTGTTAGCTAGTTCGCTTTGAAGAAACACACCTTCGATATACAAATCTTTATTTGTGCCTTCAGTAATGACTTGTACGTTTTCTACAATTTCTGAAATGAGTTTCATGATGGTATCCTTATGTCAATGGGTTTACGTGTTGAGTATCACCGTAACCAGAAATTTTTACAAGTTCGATAATTACTGTACCACCACCTGCAGGTGTTACTACTACAATGTTGCTTCCTTGTTCACGATTATCAGAAAATCCGTTAAATTCAAATTCCCGAGCTCCTGTCAATGCCCATAATTGAACAGAGTTTCTTGTAATGGTGGCATTGCCTGAAGGAACTGACCAATGAATGGCAGAAATGTTCACCTTGGGTGAAGATGCTGTTTGACTGGCTGTTGCCAATGTTGCATCTAAATCAATGGTTTCAGTAGCACCTGTACCGGACACAGCAACCACACAATGGATGGGAGTCTTTTTTAAAACTGTTAATGCCATTTATATATCCTCTTGTTTACTTTTTCTTTTTATATACAGGGACTGTAACCTTGCCTTTACCTTTTTCTATACCCTTCTTTGTGAAACCTTCAGGTGGGCGCCAGAATTGTTTGGCATTGGACATACGTGGTAGTCCAGCTTTCTTTGTGCTACGAACTCCTAGTTCTGTATTTCTATATGGAGTGAGATTGGATTCACCCATTTCTTTTTTCTTTTTAGCATAAGAACGAAATTTATCATATTGCTTTTCTGACTTTTCACGACTCTTGCTACCCAACTTACCGTCCTTTCCAGGATATGGATGGGTATCTACATGGCGGAGTTTTTTATAACCTTGAGCTAAAGGTCTACCAGTGTGACCTTGATTCATATGCCAAGAAGCATCTGCTGCTCTACTGGCTTTGTAACTGGAAATTTCATCAACTTGTTCTACTTTTTCTTTTATACCATATTTTTTCTTTAAATCTTTTTTATATTGCTCACGAAACTTAGGATCGCGTAGTTTATCGCGCAGTGATGGTCCTTCAGCAGGTTTTGGCTTCACACCTGCTGGTAGTTTGTTATCAAAATTTCCTTCTTCAAGTTTCACTTCTTCTGACATTTCTGATTGCATGTATTGTGCAGCTGCCACAATGTAATCTTCTGCCAATGTGATTTTGCTTGCCACCCATTCTGGAAGATTGGTGTTTTCATCAAGCATATCATGCATCATTTGTGCATTGCGAACAATGGTCCGAAGTGAAGATTTGGCCATGTCACCTTCGTAATCATATTCACCCTTGTCAGCTTCATCTTTGACAGCTTCTTTCAACTTACGACGACCATATGCTTTGGAAGGAAGAACAGAAGGATGAAGTTTCTTTTGAATGATGGATGCTACATATTCATTCTTTTTTTCTTTATTTGCCTTCTTCACTTCTCCTTCCACTACTGTTTCTGTTTCTTCATTGGTTTTCTTCACTTGCTTTGGATCACCCTTCAATGAAGCAGATTGTCCTGGCTTTAAATGACCAAAACGCTTTTCCAAAGGACTTTTTGAAAGCCCTTTAATTGGCTTTTCAGGTTTCATGCTACCAGCTGGCAAACTATATTTGTTTTCTTCAATGGTTTCTTCTTCCTTCATTGCCATCTTCGTGGCAGTGGCGTACATCACGCTCTTGGCATCAGAGCCATAACGACTGCGAAAATCTTTGAAGTTTTTCTTCATTGACTTCACAATTTTTTCGCGTTGTGCCATATCGGCATCCGTCATTTTGGCTTCTTCCATGTTACTTACCCTTTTTGCGTAACTTGGCTAGTACAGCACCTGCAATCTTGGCGCCACGTTCTTTTCCATACTTACGACTTGCCTTCTTGGCAATCTTGCCAAACATCTTTCCCTTCTTGCCAATGTCTTTGCCAGCTGCTGCTTTCTTGGCTGAATAGGAAGCTTCATCCATTTGTTCCACTTCTTCCTTCATACCTTTCTTCTTGGCACGAAGCAACTTGAAGTCATGAGCGTCTACTTTGCCATTTTTGTTGGCATCAATCTTGTGTTGACCGCCCTTCAAGGCTTCATTGGTTTCTTCACATTCAGCACATTCTTCTGTGTTGAACATGGATGATGCCACTTCAATCTTTACAGCATCTAACACTTCTGTTACACGAGTTCTTAAAATATCATTTAGAAGCTTTTCTGCTCCTAGATTATCACCGCCGTCAATGCGGTCAATTAAATCTAGAACATTTTCATTCATTTCTTCCATAGTGGTTTCCTCTTGAATGGCTGGTTTTAATTTCGAGACATGCACTGTTACGGGATACGACTTGTTGTCCATGACTTGAACATTGACATGACCCATTAACGCAGCACGTTCAGCTTTTTTATTGTCAGCAGAATCGTGACGATATATCACTTTGCCTGTGACTTTCTTTTTGTTATGTGTAAAGGTGACCGTGTCACCTACCTTAACCTCATTTATTTCCATTCTTCTTCTCCGGTGGTGCTGGGAATGGAGTTCCCTTCGGTAGAATGTTTCCTGGTTGATTTGGATCCTCGAGCGGTGCTGAATAATCCATAGAATCGGATGCTGCTTGTTCCATCTCGGCATCCATGTCATCAATTTCTTCTTCAGTGAATCGTAAGATGTTCTTTTGAATGTATGTCTTGCTGACATATTTTCCTACGAACGGATCCACTTGTGCCAACAATTCAAT